AATAAGGAGTATGTAAATCACAAGAAAATCAGTGGTTTATCTGCTCCTGTATTTTTTTGATTGGATATCTGAACTTGCAATAAAATCTAAAAATCAAATTCTTTTAAATTGCGATTCTATATCTGCGTCCTTAATTCCAATCGTTCCTTCTATCCACATATTCGTTTACCTCCGTTTTTATTTTTCCTTTCGGTGTGTACATATTCGCTCTGAAACCACATAATAGCAAGTCATTTCAGCGATATAATCTGGACAAATATCCGCATGAAAACTGTGTATTTTACAGCTTTATCCCTACATGGAACGGTGGATGACCTCAAGGATTTCTTCCTGCTCGGATGGCTTGACACCAATGCTCTCCAAGGCTTCTCTGGTGCTACAGTCCGGGCAGATAAGGGTTTCATTGTCTGCCCTCGAAAGAGCCGGCGCACCGTGATAGGTTTTCCCACAGCGTGGGCAGATTTTAATTCGTACATTGTCTTCAATCCTCATGGCTGTTCCTCCCGCTGTTTTCAATGGCATAATATAAAAGGTTCTCATCAAATCCGAAACTGCGGTATCCCTCAAGGCAGGTGCGGACATAGAAGTCACTCGGCATCCCAAGCTGCCTGTCCTCATGCATGATGTACACGAAGGTATCACGCATTCTTACCGTGCCGGATTTAATGCCTGTGACGGGTAGTTTCATCTCTGCCTTGTAATAAAAGGTGGGGAAACCCTCGTAGCGGTCAAGTGCCGCTTCATCCCCGGCTGTCACCGACCAGACGGCAACAGGAACCTTTGCACCAGCCTTTGGCTCGATGGTAAGATAAGATCCTGTCTGACTGCCCTTGAAATACAGCTCATAGTCTGGAATTATTGCTGTTCCGATGATTCGTGCCGATGGGCATCGCCTCCTCATCTGTCTGATGTTCAAGTTACTGCCATAGGCGATGTAGTATCTTTTCTTCATAATGGTATCCATCCTTTCCGAAGGGGGTACCCTTCTACCACCTTAAGACCGCCGAAGCGGTCGGAGGGTGGCAGGAGGCTAACTCCTGCGTGTCCTTCAAGCGGCTCTGCCGTTTCTGAAGGCTGTATCTCCCGCCAATCTATTGGTAAGAATTTTTCTTGCCGTCTTGAATTCCTCTCCGATGAAGCCGAGTCTTAAAAGCCAAGTCCTCATGGCGTATTTCGGATTTTCATTCTGCTGTGGCTTGGGGCTGGCACTCTTTACCGTTTTCGCCATCTGGCTCAGTGCAAGGCAAAGCTGAATGTAGCTTTTCAGCTGTCCAGCATGAAGTCCGTTCCTCTTGCCGTCTGCCGGGGCATCGAATTGGAAAAGTCTGAACTCGATGGTTCCTTTGGTAAAGGTCGCATGGTAGTTAAGCATATGGTAGCGACTGTCATTGTAATGGTGGTTTCTGCCACAGCCCGCACCGTTGGAGGTGTACCAAATGTCTGCAAGTGCCGCCATTGTCTTCGGCTTTTTCTTGTTGACCTGCTCTAAAAATCTTGGTTCAACCGTCCTGCAGTAGCGGTTCATTCTTCCTCGGTCGAGGTCAAGGGCATCGGCTATCAAGCTTTCGTGGCTCGCCATGATGTTTGCAAGGTTTCTCATGGTCTGTGGGGTATGTCCGTTTGCTCCGATGTGGATGTGGACTCCACAGCCCCTTGTGGCATCGCTTTTCGCTCCAGCGTGGCGAAGCTGTCGGATAAGTTCCTGCAAAACCTCAATGTCGCTGTAGTGAAGAATCGGAGTGACCAGTTCGCATTTCTCGCTGTCGCATCCTGCGATGCTGACATCCTTTTGGAATTTCCATTCTCTGCCGTCTGCATCCCAAGCCGACCAAGTGCTGTAGCCGTTTCGTCCGGCTGTGTTTTCGTATCTGCCCGTGCCAAAGTAGTCGGCTGCAAGTCTTGCCGCTTTGTCTCTTGTGATGCCGTTCATTTCGACCTCAACTCCGATGGTCTGCTGTTTCATTTCTTCAACCTGTCTTGTGATTTTTTCATTCATTGTATGTACCTCCGTTTGGTGTGTTTCCCTTTTGGTAGTACACATATTCGCTCTAAAACCACATAATAGCAAGTTATTTCAGCGATATAAACTGGACAAATGTCTGTCTCTATGAGGCCCTCTAAATTGTGTAGTTTATGACAGTTATGTCTCATGAATGTTCCTGCATACGGCCTCTCCATAGACCGCACTGAGATGAGAACCGTTGTCCCACTTGACCATGATAGAGGCGGTATCATCCACACCTATCACAGTACCCTTTGTTCCAATCAGCGGTGCCTGAATATCATCCATCTGTACCAGTTCCACCCTTGTTCCAACAGGGTACTGACTGCGCACCCGTTCTACAATCTCTTTACTCGGAAATCTCATCGTCTGCCACCTCCTTTTTCACACCGCTTTTGAATGCACTGCTGCCTGTTAGATTCTTCAGCAGGATTTTACGGTCTGTCTTGTACTCCGCTCCGACAAATCCCAAGCGAAGGAGCAGGCATCGGAATGCGTATTTTTCATTCTCGACTTTCTTTTCAGTACTGGAGATGCGTTTCTGCTCCCGGCTCATTTTACAGAGGGCAACGATGAAGTCGGTATAGGCTTTGACCGTATCGGCATCCAATCCACCTGCAAACCAAGGGAAGGAAATCTGTTCCTCTGTAATTTCAACCGGAAGTTCGCTGATTCCCAGTGCCTTTTTAATCAAGCTACCCTTGGCTTCCAGAATTTTGGTAATATTTTCTGCTGATACCTTATCAAGGGGCATCGCCACTGTAAGCCCCACTGTTTCTCCCTGTGACTCTTCATCGGGAACAGCCGTATCAGATTCGGTGCTTTCCTGTGCCTCGGCTGTAAAGCCTTTCTGAGCCAGACCTTCGAGAAGGTTTTCAGTCTCCTCGCTGTTTGCTCTGTCAGCAAAGGAAAGGGTGCCGTTTCGGTCGACGGTAAAACAATCGACCTCGTATGCACAGCTTGGAACTCCCTTATAGGTGGCTATTGCTCCGGTGATTTCCGCAATGGCAGCAACCAGTGCCTTGCGTTCTTTTCCAGTTACATTAAATCTGACTTCCATGTGAAGTACCTCCTTTTCTTTCGGTACTACATTAATCACTCTAAAGCCGATTTATAGCAAGTGAATGTGCAGATAATAATCACCGAATTATTCCGTAGGAAACTGTGAGTAATACACAATACCGGAAAGCACGAAATAAACGCATGGCAATGCCACTCCGTTACCCCACATCTTATACTCCGCTGCATCCGAATGGGGGGTTAACAGCCATTTCCTGATCTGCTTTTCCGTCTTTGGATTGGCGGAGCTTCCCACAATCTTTCTGTGGGTTTCAAATACCTCGCTCCAGAAAGTAATGTCCGTCTCGGTCGGCTCTGCCGTTCCAAGGTCACTGCACCACCAGTCCGGGAATCCCTGTAGCCTTGCACATTCCGTAGGAGTCATCCTACGGACAACGTATTCCATATTTTCATCCGTGTCATTGACAAGCGGTGGGTCTTTATAATCAGTAGCTACCAGTGTATTTGCCAGTTCCTTTTCAGCAGATGAGAAGAAAGATGCCTTACTGCTGCTGAATGTCGGATAAGCAACCGCATGATGGTCAACCGTATTCAGGGTAAAGGAAACACCCTCATTGATGCCATTTCTTTATTCATTTTCGCCCTCCACCTGTTTCACCAGATCAGAGTACATAAATTTTTCTCCGTTTCGTTCCACATACACATTTTCGGGATTACCGCCATCTTCTACATAACGCCGGAGAATGACCGATGCATATTTTTCATCAAGTTCCATCGTGCAACAGATACGGTTGGACTTCTCACACGCCATGAGGGTCGAACCACTGCCACCAAATGTATCAATAACGATGGTATTCGCCTGAGTGGAATTACCAATAGGATAGGCAAGCAGATCGAGCGGCTTTGATGTCGGATGGTTCCTATTGCGTTTCGGCTTATCGAAATTCCAGATGGTAGTCTGCTTGCGGTCGGAATACCACGAATGCTTGCCACTCTGTAAAAATCCATAAAGAACAGGTTCGTGCTGCCACTGGTAATCGCTTCGACCCAGTACCAGGGAATTTTTCACCCAGATACAGCATCCGGCAAGATGGAATCCGGCATCCACAAATGCCCTGCGGAAATTGAGTCCTTCGGTATCTGCATGGAACACATACGCTGCACCACCGTTTTCGAGGACGGACGCCATGTTCTGCATGGCAGATAACAGGAACTGATAAAATTCCTCACCCTTGATGGAATCATTCTGGATGGAAAGGCCATCCGAACTCTGGAAGGAAACTCCATACGGCGGGTCGGTTAGGATCAGATTTGCTTTTCTGCCATCCATTAATTTTGATACATCCTCTGCCACGGTCGCATCACCACACATTAGACGGTGTCTGCCCACTGTCCAGATATCACCTTTTTCTACAAAGGATGCTTTTTCCAGCGCGACAGATAAATCAAAGTCATCATCTTTAACTTCTTCTCCATTGCCGTCCTTGAACAGATCCGCAATCTCCTGGTCTTCAAAGCCTGTAAGAGATACATCGAAATCTTCTGCCTGCAACGATTCAATTTCGATACGCAGAAGTTCTTCATCCCATCCGGCATCCTGGGCGAATCGGTTGTCTGCAATAATGTAGGCTTTCTTCTGTGCCTCGGTAAGGTAATCCACCAATACACACGGCACTTCATCGATCCCTTCCTCTTTGGCCGCCAGCACTCTTCCGTGTCCGGCAATGATGCCATAGTCCTTATCCACAATGACAGGATTGATAAACCCGAACTCACGAAGGCTGGAGCGGAGTTTGTTGACCTGCTCTGCCGAATGGGTTCGGGCATTGTTCACATACGGTATTAACTTGTCGATGGGTACCAGCTCCATCTGTGTGGTTGTTTTCGTCATCAGCTCTCCTTTTCAGAACTTCATATTACATTCCTTTCCTTGCACGGAGCAGACGCTCCATCACATCATCCTGCGGAACTGCATCCGAGTATTCGGTGCTGCAGTTTTCCTTTACAATCTGGAATATTTCATTCCAAAGCCGAACCGCCTGGTTCATATAATTGATTCCGATGTTGATAAAAGGAGAAGGAATCGGCTTCTGCGTAGTTGGATGCTTGGAGAGGAATCCCAACTTGCTGGTCATCTCCTCACACTGAATCCAACGGGCGGATGCCATCGCATATCGCTCCAATAGCTGACTGGATACCATGGAACTGCATCCTACTTTTTTCAGCCACTCCCAGGTATCCTTGTAAATATCAGCGGCCTGCAATACACTTCCATCACGCTGTTCTGCTGACAGAAAGTCATGTGGCTTTGGCATTTCCACACCTTCGATTTCAGGAATATCCAGAACCTCTAATTTTCTGCCTCCCGGATTTCCGTTGTCAGCTTTTTCTTTTACGGCGGTTTTCTTTCGGCCGGCACCCGGTCTGGCACCGCCTCTGCCGCCTGTGTTATTTGATTTTGTAGGCATAATTTTTTCAACCTCCTTTATTACCCTTTTGAAAACGCCCTTTTTGTGCGTTTGACCCCACGCCCGTTCCACAGAACCTTTGTCGTTAGAGATTTTGACCGCCCCTATCGGGTCGAATGTCACGACTGACACCATTAATGGTTGTGCCAACGGTCACCGCTCTGGGCATGAATCCTCCCATGACACTCTTTGCACAAAGAAATCAGATTGCTTCTGTCATGCGTTCCGCCCTGGGACAAAGGTTTCTTGTGATGCACCTCTTCGGTCTCCACAAGGATACCCTTGGCATAACACAACTCGCAGAACGGATACTGAGCTACATGGCTGTCACGGATTCTCTTCCACGCCCGTCCGTATCTACTGCGTACAGCCGGATCACGGTCATACTTCTCGTAGCGTTTGTTCTCCTGCTTCTGATGCTCCTCACAGAACCGACCATCAGTTAGGCTGGGGCAGCCGGGGAAGGAACACGGTCTCTTTGGTTTTCTTGGCACTCCTGCACCTCCTTCATGGCATAAGGAAAGCCCCACAGTGATTTCTCCCTTGAGGCTCTGCCTTTATTTCATTTTCGCATCTTAACAATATCACATAGGACACCACTGCATTTCATTGCAAACCATTGCAGCTTTCAAATTAATTGCATTGTCCGGCAGAATCATTTTACTGATTGCCTTGTTATGCCAACGCTGCACGGTCACAGGGTCCGCATTTAATAACTCGCCAATCTTCGTCCATGTGTAATTATGAATGTATCGGTACTTCAGTACCATCTGTTGTTCGTTCTTTTCCACCTGGTCTATGGTGGTACGGATCTGCTGCTTCAGATTTACCAGCTGTGCCAGTTCTACCATGACCTTTTCTTCCATCTCCCACAGCTTTTCCAAGGTGTGGATATATGGTGCATCGGTGTTCTTACTTGCGTTGAAATGTTCCTCAAAGCCGGGACTTGAAATGCTTTCAGCCATCTGCCGCAATTCCTCACACTCCAGGGTATCCGACTTGATACGCTGGTCTAAAAGATAAGCCTGTCCTAAGTATTCCTTAACCGTCATGCTCTGCCTCCTCATCGAGTCTCCGGATAAGGAACTCCGGGTCAACTTCGGTAAGAACAGAAAACCAATGGGAACGGAAGAAACGCAGGCATTCATCTTTCATCTGCTGTGCCACCATATTCTTTCTTCCTCTGGACAGCTTTTTATTTGCAACCCGATAATCCTTAACGGCATGTAATATGATGGCATTCGCCAGTCCGTCATAAGGGTTCATATCATTTTTCATGTAGAGTTCCTCCGAAAAGATTGATAGTTTTTGGATTGACTCTGATTGCCTCGGTGCAAATGCACTCATTTACAGTTCTGCTCTGACCGCATCGATAAGTGCCGTCTGGGTAGAGTCTTTTCTCTCCAGTGCTTTCATGACCCTTTCGTCAATGCTGTTTTTTGCAATAATGTGCTGTACCACAACGGTTCCTGACTTCTGTCCCTGACGTAACAATCTGGCATTGGTTTGCTGGTATAACTCCAAAGACCAGGTAAGTCCGAACCACACAATGTGATTTCCTCCTGCCTGCAGGTTCAAACCATGTCCGGCAGATGCCGGATGGATAAGACCCACGGCGAATTCTCCCTTATTCCACATCTCAATACTTCCGGGAGAAGAAATTCTTGAATATTCGACTTTTAGCTTTTCCAGTAATTTTGTAATACGCTCCAGGTCATGCTTGTACCAGTACGCCACAAGGATTGGTCTGCCATTTGCTGACTCGATGATATCTTCCAGGGCATCCAGCTTGCGGTCATGGATATGAACCACGGATTCATCGTCTGCATACACCGCACCGTTTGCCATCTGCGATAATTTGTTTGAAAGTGATGCTGCATTGGCAGCTGTGATCTCATGTTCCGGCAATGCCAGGATGAGGTCTTTTTTCATTTCTTCATATCGCTCCCATTCCTTTTCATCAAGGGTGACTGTATATTCGGTGCTGATAAGTTCAGGCATCTTCAGATGGTCAACTGCTTTCATGGAAATCGTGATATCGCCGATCCGGTCATAGATTTCTTTCTCCGCACCGGGAAGTGCCTTATAGGAATACACGATATTTCCATTGCAACGGTCGGGTCTGAAGAATGTGGTGCGGTACTGCCCGATGAACCGGAATAGACGCTCTCCCATATCCAGGCAACGGAACTCATAGAATAAATCCATCAACCCATTGCTACTTGGTGTTCCGGTCAGCCCTACCACTCTTTTAAGGTAGGGACGAAGTTTCATGAATGCCTTCGTTCTTTGCGAATTTGCCTTGAAAGATGACAACTCATCAAGGACTGCCATGTCAAAGTTCAGATAATTTCTGTCCTGCTGCATCAGCCACACCAGGTTCTCACGATTGATGATGTAAATATCTGCATCCGCTTTCAAAGCCGACAGCCTTTCTACCGGAGTGCCAATCAACATGGAATAGCTGAGTACTGACAGGTGATCCCACTTTTTTATCTCGTCCGGCCATGTGGTTCTTGCCACACGAAGCGGTGCGACCACTAATACTTTTCTGACCTCGAACCTGTCATGAATCAGTTCATCAATGGCAGACAATGTGATTACGGTCTTGCCAAGACCCATGTCAAGGATTGCTGCTGCAATCGGATGGGTCAAAATGTAATCGACTGCATATTTCTGATAATCATGCGGTTTGAATTCCATCAAGAATACCTCCAATCTGTCCTGGGTGGTCAAGGACGAATACCGGATGACCCAATGCTCTCAGCTGTTCATGCCTGTGTATCTGCAAGGGTCTTGGTTCTTTGCCGGAAGCCTTAACTTCTACGAAGCCGGACTTCCCATCAGGTAATAAGACAATGCGGTCGGGCCACCCCGCTGTTCCAGAGTTCCACTTCTCACAAAGACCGCCACGCTTTTTCACTTCCTTCGTTAACTGCTGTTCAATGTATTTTTCTCTCATGCGAAACCTCCATCATTCTTAAAGGGAGTGATGGTCGTTGTTCTCATTTTCTAAAACCCCTATATGCAAATTTTTTATATTTTTCTGTCGATAGGACTTTTATATATAGAGATACACGACCATCACTTTTATGATTATTTTTCTGGAATAGTTTCTGGAATTGACTTTAATGACCGTCACTCCCTACACTTTCCCTGTAATGGTTTTAGTTTTTGACCGTCATGACCTGCACCTTATTCCAAGAAGTCCTGACCGTCCTTCAGCTTCAATCCGCAGATAAGATTTCCCTTGTTGGTCTTTCTACGAATGAAACCAGCTTTTTCAATCGCACCGTAGAAGTCTGTGGTACTTCGGATGTACTCTCCGTTCTGTACACACTGAAAGCGGTACTGCTGATACAACTCTCCGGATTTTTCTGAATAGGAAGGGTCAACATTGCAGCGTTCCTCAATGAACTGTCCGAGCCAGTCACTGGATTCACGGTACTTGTCGATTGCGTCCTGCACGACTTTCGGCAGAACTGTGTGGAAATTGGCATCAATGGCTTTCTTCGCTCCATTGATGATCCATGTCATAATGTAAGGACCAGCCTTCTCGAACAGATAATCTGCATAGTTCTTGATGTCGGATTTTCCCATAATCTTGGCATTGAAGGGAATAACAATAAGACGTCTCCAGATACCATCATCATTAGCACCGACTTTCGGCAGGTGGTTGGTATACAGTACCAGCGTGTGGGACGGCACGAAATGGAACGGGTCCTTATACTTCTTCTCTGCCTGGATTTCATCTGTGGAACAGAGCTGCTTTACCATTGCGGTGTTCAGTCTCATGCCTTCTTCCATCTCGGATGCAATTATGAGACGCTTGCCTTTGAGTTCGGCAGCCTCCGGGCGGGTGTTGTGCTTGCAGTTCATGGTAAGGGTATCCGCAGAAATCTTTCCGGCATAAGAGCCAAGGACTCTGAAGATGGTGTTCCAGAAGGTGGATTTACCATTTGCACCGCCACCATAAGCAATAATCATATGTTCCTGGTAGACCTTACCGATTGCTGCCATGCCGACCGTTTCCTGCACATAATCAATTAGTGTCTGGTCACCGCAGAAGAACGTGTTAAGGGCATCCTCCCAGATATCCTTTCCGGCATCACCAGGGGCAACATTCGTGATTTTTGTAATAAGGTCAGCAGGGTCATGCAGTTGTTCTCCGGAAGTTCCCTTTGTAAGATCATAGGTTGCAAACGGGGTATTCAGCAGATTTGGGTCAATATCGAGCATGAAAACATTCAGAGCCACCATCGGTTTGACCGTATTCTGGACATTGACGATATTGCGGTAATTACGATATTTCATGACGAATTTCAGATAGGTATCTGCACCCACAAGTGCAAAATACAATCCAATCACATCTGCACAGGCTTTTTCCAGATTCTTGCCACGGCCTTTAACTGTACCTTCATCTAATCCGGCTGACACTAAATTCTCCTCGGCTGCCTGTACGGCATCCTTGGCATCATGCAGCTGAAGGTCCATGAAATCAAGCGATGCACCCAGTGCCATCTGCTTGTCCTCGCACCAACACTCGCCGTCATAGCGGAGAAGGTCGGTCGCACTGGTATATTTCAGTTCATTGCCAAACTCCCTGGCGAGTACCTTTGCTTCGCCAAGATCAGAGTAATCTTCCGGTTTCAGTCCTTCTCCATCAAAATCTGCATTAAACATTTCCGGAGAAATGTAACCTTCCTGGCTCTGGATTTTCTTTGCAAATTTTACGGCACTGTTCCAGATAGTATTGAGTTCACTGGCATCAAGCGGTGGATCACACTGCTCCGCCCTCAGCTGGAAAACCTGGTATGCCTTATCGCTTATTCCATATTTCTTTAGGACTCTCCCTGCAAAGCGGCTCATGGTATTATTACGACTGCCTTCCAGAATCAGACCGCCGGAAGGATTCTTCTGCTCCGCCTTTTCTACTTCCTGCTCCAGGTAGTCAGATTCCTCCAATATTTCATCAATAGAAAGAAAACCTTCATGCCAGGTAATGTCATCTGGCTCACAGACAGTGCCATAAAAGAAACGGGCAGCATCCAAGGCATTATCATCAAAGAATTCATACTTCTTCTGAATTGCCGTTTTTACAGCCGCATACATGACAGCATCCGTACTAACCGGAATTGCAAAGAGAATATGATAACGTGGTCTTGCTGCTTTCCCATTCTTCGGCAGCATATGGTGTCTGCTTGGAATAATGATGTGGTCAACATCTGAAAACTTCGTTTCCAGATCAGATGCACTGAGCCAGTCCTTTGGGTCTTCGGAGTGGTCATTATCACAGTCCATCGGAATTACATCTGACTCCAGGAAGTTACTGATATTGCGGTAGCTGTTTTTGTAACTGACGAAGACCTGGTCACGGGCTACCGCTTTTACTAGTTCTTCCTTATTGGTAATTTCTGCCCTGTGCGGATACACGCAGTTAGTCGCATCCCCAGTACAGTCGGCAGTATACAATGTCAACTTCATCTCTTACTCCTCCGTGATTTCCTTGCAGTCTTCCGCAAAATAGCGGATGGTCATATTTCTTTTCTTTGCGTTTGCAATCTCGGCCGCCATGCCGGATGTGATGTTTTGACCGAATACCCACACTTCCTCGCATCTTCCCATCAGCACCATATCCATGAATAATGCAAGGTCACGCTCACTCTTCTCCGACATGAACTGCGGAAAGAGCAAATGTGCGGCAATTGGTATCGCCCCCTGGTCTACTGCAAAGCGGCTGTAGCATCTGGCGCTTTTGGTGTTGTTTTCAATGTCTCCGGAATACGGTGAACAGATATACACAAGCGGTTTCCATTTTTTTAGTTCCCTTTCCCTATTCCTGACAGCATCATGGGCAGTGGGGTCATGGTAGCCTTCACTGTTGTACTTACTAATTCCCATAGGTCGTTCTCCTTTCTTCAGAATGTAAAGGCACATAGCCCTTCCGACAGCTATGTATTGGAAAGAACCAAATCTCCCAATTTGGAAAGCAGAATTTCTAAAAACTTTTTTCTTCCCTATAAAAGCGAAAATCCTTCTCCCAGTCAGAACCATATCTGCCGGAGAAGGGATTATTTTATTTTCGTCAATTTGGGATTTTCATTCACTGGCACTACATAGCTGTTGTCAAGAGGACAGGAAAACCCAAATCAAAAATTTTCAAAAAAGAATTTTTACGAGATTGGGATTTCAGCCTGTTGCCAATACATAGCTGTCAGGAAGGACAAAGAGCCTTTCGGAAATGGAGGTGTTGCAGATGCAGAAAGCAATGTGTGTAAACACGAAGCCACTGGAAGATGAAGTCCCAGACGAGGAACTCATCGATACGCTGATTGCCATCAGTGTCGTGTCCAAGAGGCTGGCAACCAAACTCAGAAAACTAAAAGACGAAGGAGACAAACAGAATGAACCACATGAATGAAATCAACCAGTTGCTTGACAACATCATCATCTGTGGGGAAAGCATGGCGAAGATCGGAAAACTTCTCCAAGAGTTCCTCCCGGAATTTGCCGATGCAATCCCACAGAAGACCAAGGCGGAACAGGTCTTTAAAACCGATCCTGCTCCAGCGGAGTTACCGGAAACAGTAGATGCCCCGGCAGCCAAGACCTATACCTTTGCAGATGTCAGAAAGGCATTCTCTGCAAAATCCCATGAAGGGTACACCGACCAGGTAAAAAATCTCATCATTAAATACGGTGCGGAAAAGCTGTCCGATGTGAAAGAAACTGATTATCCCACACTGATGGCTGACCTGGAGGTGATTGGATGAGCAAACAGAAGGTGAATTGTGCCGGAGATAAAAGAGAGACCGGCCTTGGCCACGCATACCTCTCACCATCAGCCTCACACCGCTGGCTGAACTGTCCACCCAGTGCAAAACTGTGTGCCGCTGCTTCTGATCAGTCCAATCCCTATGCACAACAGGGGACGGATGCCCACAGCCTGTGCGCCTATCTTGTAGAAAAGGAACTCGGTCGTGACACCAAGAACCCCACAGAGAACCTGGAGTATTACGATTCCGAAATGCAGTCCTGTGCAGAAAGCTTCGCTTCCTTTGTTATGGAGGAATATGAAAAAGCAAAGCAGACCTGCCCGGATACCGATGTTCTGATTGAACAGAAGGTGGACTTTTCCAAATGGGTCGAAGGCGGCACCGGAACAGCCGACTGCATCCTGCTTTCCGATGGCACGGCTGAGGTCATTGATTACAAGCACGGTCTTGGAATTCTCGTCAGTTCCGAATCAGAAGAATTTGGCGGAAATCCACAGCTGATGTGCTACTGCCTGGGAGTTCTTGATATGTTCGATGGCATTTACGATATCAACACCATCAAGATGGTAATCTTCCAGCCCCGCCGTGAAAATGTCAGCATCCATACCATGAGCAAGGCTGATCTCCTCAAATGGGCAGACGAAGTTCTTGCTCCCACTGCTCTTCTGGCTATGGAGGGTAAAGGCGAATTCCGTGCCGGAGACCACTGCCAGTTCTGCAAAGTGAAAGCCATCTGCCGCAAACGCGCCGAATACAACCTGGAACTTGCAAAGTACGATTTTGAAATGCCTGCCATCCTGGAGGAACGCGAAATCGATGCAATTCTTATGAAAGTGGATCAGCTGACTTCCTGGGCTTCTGATGTCAAGGAATACGCACTGAACCAGGCACTGCAGGGAACAGACTACGGTCACTTCAAAGTGGTCGAAGGTCGCAGCAACAGAAAATATACAAATGAGGACGATGTCGCAAAGACCGTCACCGAAGCCGGATTCGACCCTTATGAGAAATCCATTCTCGGTATCACAGCAATGTCCAAACTACTTGGCAAGAAGAAGTTCGATGAGCTGCTTAACAGCCTGATCTTCAAACCGCCGGGAAAACCAACCTTAGTTTCCAAGTCGGACAAGCGTCCGGCCATGAAAAATACAGCACAAGACGATTTTAAAGAGTAAAGGAGAACAATTATTATGACAAAGTTTACAAACCCTACCAAAGTTATCACGGGCCCTTCCACTATTTTCAGCTACTTAAACTGTTGGGATGCAAAGGCAATCCAGGGAGGGACACCGAAGTTTTCGGTTTCCCTTATCATTCCGAAGTCTGACACCAATACCATCGACAAGATCAATGCCGCTATCCAGGCGGCATACGAGGAAGGTCAATCCAAGCTGAAAGGCAACGGCAAGTCCGTGCCTGCACTCACTACCCTCAAGACTCCGCTGCGTGACGGCGATATGGAGCGTCCGGATGATGAGGCCTACAAGAACAGCTACTTCATCAATGCCAACTCCGGCACTGCACCTGGTGTGGTTGATGCTGACCGCAACCTGATCATGGACCGTTCCGAGATGTACTCCGGTGTCAAAGGCCGTGCATCCATCAATCTGTATGCATACAACGTGAATGGCAACCGTGGCATCGCCTGTGGTCTGAATAACCTTCAGAAGATTTCTGAGGGCACTCCTCTTGGCGGTAAATCCCGTGCCGAGGATGATTTCGCAACCGAGGACGATGAGGAATTTTTGAACTAATCACATAACCCATATCGGGGCGGCGGCATCAATAACGCTGCCCCACATTGAAAGGAGACAAAACATGGAAACTATCTTTAATTATGAAACAATGAAACACACCCTTGTCCTCACGGCATATCTGATGCTGCTCATGTTCGACTGCTACTGGTTCGGCTATCTCATCACCAGCTTTATTAAGTGGATGGTCAAGAAAATCAAAATCCTTTTCACGAAGAAAGGCAATGTCGAAGAAATCAAGGAGGAAACTACCAATGAGTAAGATTTACACATCTGAGCAGGTGTCCCGTGGTCATGTTGATAAAATCTGCGACCAGATTGCAGATGCCATCGTAACAGACTGTCTAAAACATGATAGGAACAGCCGTGTTGCTGTCGAGTGCATGATTAAGAACAACACCGTTATCATCGCCGGGGAAATTACCAGCACCCACGAACCGGAATATGCTGACCTGGTATATGAGATTCTTGACCGCATCGGCATTGCTAAACTCGGCTACAGCTGCATTGATGTCAGAGGCATGATTACAAAGCAGTCCGCTGACATTGCAATGGGTGTCGATAAGGGAGGTGCCGGAGACCAGGGTATCATGTTCGGTTATGCCACAAAGGAAACACCGGAGCTTCTGCCGATTCCATTTGCGGTAGCCACTCGCTTCATGCAGCATCTTGAAGCACTGAACTGCCCGATGATCCTAACAGATGCCAAAGCACAGGTATCCTACGATTATGACAGCGGCCGTATTACCACATTCCTTTGTTCCGTACAGCACAGGGAAGAAACTACTACAGATGAAATCCGCGCCATCATCGAACCTCTTATGGCACTGACTGCTGCCGAATATGGTCTGAACACCGACTTTGAGAAACTCGTCAATCCCACAGGCAGATTTGTCATTGGTGGTTCAAAGGCAGACTGCGGTGTTACCGGAAGAAAACTTGTCTGCGATACCTACGGCAGCATCGGCAGAATCGGCGGCGGTGCATTGTCCGGTAAGGACCCATCCAAGGTTGACCGCTCTGCAGCATACATGGCACGAAAGATTGCGGTCGATATCGTCACTGCCGGATGCTGTGATAAGTGTGAAGTCCAGATCGGCTATGCCATCGGCAAGGCAGAACCAGTGTCCGTAGCGGTGGATACCTTCGGAACCGGGAAATTGTGTGACCACTTCTTCCAGGAATACATCCGCAGCAATTATGACCTCACGCCGAAGGGCATAATTGATTATCTTCATCTGCTTGATGTTGATTACAACGATGTATCCGCTGGCGGTCACTTCGGTAAGAAATGGCTGCCTTGGGAAATGGACGATGAAATGCTTCATGACATCTATGGCAACGAGGAAGAATAACTAAGACTGCCGGGGTGCGGATTTTATCCCTCCTCGGTTTTTTATTACAGGAGGCAAACATGGTAAAAACAAATGAACTCAGCATCGATTTGGAAACCTACAGCGATGTTGACTTAAAGAAAAGTGGTGTCTACCGCTATGCAGAATCCCCGAACTTTGAAATCCTGCTGTTCGCATATTCCGTCAATAATGGCCCTGTTATTGTAATCGATGTTGCACAGGGCGAAGGTGTGCCGGATGAGATTCTTGCTGCGCTTACCGATGAAACTATAACAAAATGGGCATACAATGCCAGTTTCGAACGTATTTGTCTTTCCTACTGGCTGAAACAAAACTATTCGCAATATTTCTACAGTTACGGCATCCCAGAGGATACGGTCGGTAATTACCTCGCCCCGGCATCCTGGAAATGCTCCCGTATCTGGGGTGCATATATGGGACTGCCGCTCAGCTTAGAAGGTATCGGTGCTGTGCTGAAATTATCCGATCAGAAGATGAAAGAAGGCAAAGACCTCATCAAGTATTTCTGTACTCCGTGCAAGGCTACTAAAGTAAACGGCGGTCGCACAAGAAATCTGCCCGAGCATGACCAGACAAAATGGGCCGTATTCAAATCCTATAACAAACGGGATGTCGAGGTGGAACTTGCCATAAAAGAACGGCTGATAAAATATCCTGTGCCGGACTTTATTTGGGATGAATATCATCTCGACCAGGTAATCAATGACCGTGGTATCGGAGTTGATATGCAGCTTGTAACCAATGCCATCGATATTGATGCAAAGACCAAGCGAGCCCTCCTTAAGCGGATGCAGATGAAAACCGGACTGGACAACCCCAACAGTGTATTACAGATGAAAACATGGCTTTCCGACCGTGGCATCGAAACCAAGTCTCTGGATAAAAAAGCGGTAAAGGGTCTGCTGCCGGAAGTGGAAAAGGATGTAGCAGAAGTCTTGTCCTGCCGTCAGCAGCTTGCGAAATCATCCGTGAGCAAATACACCGCCATGTCAAATATGGTGTGTGCCGACAGCCGTGCCAGGGGATGCTTTATGTTCTATGGTGCGAACCGCTCCGGCAGATGGGCCGGTCGTGGAATTCAGCTGCAAAATCTTCCACAGAACCATATGGATGATTTAGATGAAGCCCGTACCCTTGTCTGTGACGGTAATTTCACTGCCCTGGAACTGCTCTATGATAATGTGCCGGAAGTTCTGTCTGAACTGATCCGCACGGCGTTTGTTCCAAAACCGGGATATAAATATATCGTCAGTGACTTCTCTGCCATTGAAGCCAGGGTGCTTTCCTTCTTTGCCAGGGAACAGTGGCGTATGGAGGTATTCAAAGAGGGAAAAGACATCTACTGTGCCAGCGCTAGCCAGATGTTCAAAGTTCCGGTCGAAAAACATGGTGTAAACGGGCATCTCCGTCAGAAAGGAAAAATCGCAGAACTTGCCCTCGGCTACGGTGGTTCGGTCGGCGCATTAAAAGCAATGGGTGCCCTTGACATGGGATTGGAAGAATCTGAATTGCAGCCGTTGGTCGATGCATGGAGGTTCTCCAATCAGTGTATTACCAGCTTCTGGTGGGCAATCGATGCCGCTGTCAAACAGGCCGTGATTTATAAGACTTCTGCTGAAACACACGGATTCAAAATCTACTACCATGGCGGTACGCTCTTCATCGACCTACCATCAGGCAGACGGCTCTGTTATGTGAAACCCCGTATGGGAGTCAACCAGTTCGGCTCGGACAGTGTTACCTATGAAGGAATCAACACAGGAAAGTGGACAAGAATAGAAAGTTACGGCCCAAAATTTGTGGAAAATATCGTGCAGGCGGTCAGCCGGGACATTCTGGCTTATGCGATGCGAACACTCTCTTACTGTCAGATAGTCGGACACGTTCACGATGAATTGATTATCGAATGCAGTCCCGGTGTTTCCCTGGATGCACTTTGTGAACAGATGGGTCGAACACCACCGTGGATGAAGGGACTGCTCCTGCGGGCAGACGGTTATGAATGCAGCTACTATAAAAAAGACTAAAAAAATGGCACCGCCAGGATGCATTCTTCCTGACGGTGCCTTGTGTTTATCTGTACATTTTAATGATCTGGTTGAGCAGCTTGTACGCTTCGGTGCGGTATTCTTCTTCATACCGGTTCTTGTAACAACGGATGCTGTTTACATCCAGGTTGGCAAGACCGCCATGAAGGATGCCCTCTGCCTGCTGTTGTACCAGGTTTGCCGGGTTATGTGACAACTTCATCTTCCCATAGAACTCCTCGCCTTTGACCCCGGTATGCATGAGCAGCACGGCATAACCGATTTTTGCAGATTTCTGAATCAGCGTATGCATCAGTTCAATGAAGGTGTTAAGGGTTTCGTCACGGTCTTCTGCAGCCATGAAGATATCCTCCGCCGACTCGGTTTCTCCGATTTCAAGTTCATACTCGTCCCTTACCGCATCCATCGATACGGAGTTTGGCACATCGTAATGGCCAAGTGCCTCGTTCTGGATAAGGTTCAAAGCCGATGTTCCAACCTTTGCCCATTCCTCTGGCACGGCTTTATAAACCACCTTGAATGTGCGACCACCCTGTTTCACGGTTTTGATGCACTCTGCATTGGTGCAGTTTACTGCATCGCTCTCTGTGAATTCGAAAGGAATCATTGCTTCTCCGGGTCTGATTACCTCTCCGTTGTAATTAGCTGTAAATCCTCTTTTGACTCTCTCTTTCATGAACTGTCCTTTCTGTCTGGATGGGGACAGCAAGGACACAAAAAGGAGCCGATGGTTTCCGATACCACCGACCCCGAATACTGAAATGAGCATGACAAGTAACGGTGGATGCATCGGAAGTCCACTACAGCAAAACTGTGTTGGATTCCTTTATGCACCTCGCCATCCTAATGCGCATCTCAGACGATGAGATTATTTTTTGAAAAGCATTCATCTGCTTGTCTACAAATAACTTATCATAGTTTCCCAATGTCAAACCGTACTCTAGGTGTACGGTTCTGATACTGGAAAATCTGTTATAGTAACCATTTTTGCCAACTAAAAAAAGCCGGAATTACCACCACGCACATATGTGCATAGCAGCAACTCCGGCAATTTGGTATCTCGCATTTGGATCCGTGGCTCGGTAGTCACCAATTTGTATAGCAAATGAAAAAAACCTGACAAAACAAAGGAGTTTATACTCCCTCACCTCGCCAGGCTTTGGTCGTTATGATAAAATCATACGCCGATTCGCTCAGTACGAACTTTCATATTTTTTAGCATAATGGCTATTACAGCCTTACAAACAGGACACTTAATCTTAATGCATCCCTGGGTGTGAATGTTGACATCGAACAATCTCTTATTCTTACAGCATGGGCATCCAACATGAATTTCCTCCATTGTCACGCACCTCCCCACTAAACACCGTAATCATGCGGGGAACAATAGGTTCTCTGTGGCTTAGTTTTTGATGGCAGCTTTGCCTCAGTCTCCTCATGTGACAGGAAGATTCTGCTCCGCCTTGCTTTGATGCCTACATTGCTCCCAAAGCGGATCGTATAAAACTCACCGCTCCTTCGCAGCACTTCAGTCTCCGTTACAAATCGATTGCTCTCAATAATAAATACTTTTGTACCTGCTTCAATTATTGGTTGTTTCATATGCATTGCCTCCAGAAATGAAGACCAGCCAAAGGGAAAGTCAAACTGACCATAATCGATATTTTGTGTTTAGTTGTTTAGCATAGGTAGCGAACCTGTATTTATATTATCGAACATTTGTTCTTTTGTCAATAGTTTTCTATAGTTTGATGGTAACAAAAAACCGTACACATCATATACGGTTTTTGATGATTTTTATAATGGATCTGCTCCATATTTTTCTAATTCTTTCTTGATCTCACCAACTGCCTTTGGATAGAGATATTGCAGTGCGAAATCATACCATTGATGATTTGTATTGGACATCAAAAGTTTCGTTGGGGAATTATTAATAATATGTGTGCTGATCTTATATGGCAAGTGCATTCCCAAGCAAATCAGAATTAATGAATTAAGGGAGTTCCGCTCTCCTTTCACTACCCGCCGAACAGTTGCCTCATTCAATCCTGTTCGTCTTCCAATCTCTGCCGCCGATACGTTTCTCCACTCCATCGCTTTCGCAAGACAGACGGTATAGTCAATTGGTAATTCACTAAAGAATTGATTCTCTTCTGCTACCATCTGAGCCACCAACTTTATCTGCTTTTCAGTTGAAGAATTCTCGTATCCATCATGGAAAGTAACATTAAAATCAACAGCAGATGCTTTATCCCTGTTTAAGAAGCATTCGCTATGGTACTGCTGACTAATCTTGGACTTTACTGATAAATCAAAGACCAAGCAGCATTCATCCATATGATTGCGAGCATAATGTGTAAGCGTTGCATTTCCATCTTCATCCGACTCCACATATAGACTGCTGTCTACTACCAGATGTGAATCCACATACAGATATCGACCTTCCTCTAAAACATCACGCAACTGGGGGTTCCCAAACTTCATAATAGCAAGATCATATGTGGAAATGGAAAATGTCTGATTCGGTTTCAAAAAGCCTTTGGTTGCTTTGTGTGGTTTTACATACCTACCATCAATATATGTAAATGCACCAATGGCCTCATCATATCCGGCATCCAACATTCGGATTTTAGCTGCTGTTCTTGAAACACCGAAGTCCAAAACCAACTGATCAATGATTGGCTCAATAATATCAATCAAATCATAGGCTTGCAGATTTTTCCTGTATAGGGAAATTAGGCTCTCAACTCTTTTTTTAAACATTCCAAGAGGCATCTGGATTTTAGGAGTCAAAGCATTCGCCTGCCATTCCATCCAGTCAACAGCATTCCATTCTGCTTTATTTCCAACAACTCCACCTTCTACCCGACATCCGATGTTGGTAAGCTCCTTGTTATACAATCTTGCCAAAGCAAATGCCTTTTGATGTTTGTCCCAATGGACACACTCGTGAATGATGGTATTATTCGTTGCTCCAAGCACATACATAAAGGCTACTGCCTTATCCACCAATATGGTTTTTTTCGGGATTACCTCTGATAAACTTTGCTCGGTTTCTGCATCATATAACTCGGTTTCGCACTCATGGAAATAACTCCTGCCAAAGACGGACCCTTCTTTTGTAATATTAACAAACCGTACATTTAATCCCATACTCTCTGCCAGTTCGGTCGGGTTCACCCAAATTGGCTCAAGCAGTGCTTTTTTATAGTGATCACGCAGAAATTGCTCCGCCACCTTTTCCAGGTTGTCTTTATTGATTATAGGAACAAGGGCATCATCCATCGGTTTCTTCGCACGGTTTTTCCCTTTGTAATCAGAAACTTCAAAAATCTCAAAGTCTTCCAGGTCTTTTGCCAGGTCTCCCCGGCAGCGAACCATCATCCAGATTTTCTTTTCTTCCGTTTCATCATAATGGTAGTCAGCCTCATGGATTTCAAAAACCACTGACAGTGCCACATCAAATTGGATTTTCATATTAGGGAGGTCATCTACCCAGACATGTTCTACCTTAACATCGGAGATTTCTACTTCTCCGACACGGTGTATTCTATAAAGTTCAATGCCTAGGGTGTTCTTGTTGTCATTCAAATACTGCTCGGCAACTGCCCAAAAATCATTATCAAATCTTTTTGCTACATATTCTGTAAATGAGCTGTTAGTTGCCATCGCAATTCCCCCTATAAATATTTATAATTTCAGATCAGCTATTATCATCTTAGTACCCTGTAAATAATATTCATATACTGCTGTTGCAGGTAAGAATCTTACCTTTATATTTTGTAGACCGAGATTTTTTAATATCTCCATCGATGCTTCACCTTTATCGAGGATTTCGCCTTGCTCAGTAGGCATTAAAAAACAATTTCTTACAGAATTAAACTCATGATCTTCTATAAACCCTTTGTATGCCAACTGATACAAATATTGTTTTGTAATAGATTCTATACCTGGTTGTGCTTTCGGTGCCCTTCCTGGCTCCAATAATGCATTATAATATTTTGCATCAAAGATTATAAACTGATATCCGTCTGATGTATTTGCTATAGTGATTAAATCCGGTATCAGAGTATCCTTTGCCACTTTCCCTGTGATAGACCACTCAGGCTTTTCAATTAGTTCAATCAATTTCATTTTACCGTCATATTCTTCTTTTAATGGCACTGGAAGTTTCAACTTTTCAAGACGAGCGTTCAATTGATTATCCATAATATCAGCACAGACCTTTTCCCATACCAAATTAAAGCTATTGGTACCAAACATGGATAAGGAATCTATATCATACAGGCTACCGCTATGCTCAATATATGCGTATATCGTTTTGAGAACCAACTGCTTTCTTGTATTGAATTGTGT